GATACAGATTTCATGCTAGACGTAGTTCCTGAGCCAGTGGTGCTTTATGACCATGCGCAGGAGATCAAAAGCGTGTTAGGTAAAGTGACCAAGATCGACAAACGTGATGCAGGCTTATGGATGGAAGCCCAGATCAGTCGCAGTAAACAGTATGCTGAGAAAATACTAGAGTTGGTCAAGTCAGGAAGACTAGGTTATAGCTCAGGGAGTGTCTCACACCTGGTGGAGCGGTTGAAAGGCAATATAAAACGCTGGGCTATTTATGAAGTTAGTTTGACACCAACACCTGCAGAGCCTCGTACCATTGGGGTGTCGCAGTTGAAGGCGCTTGGAATAGTAATAAATGCAGACGCAGAAGCAGGCGTACAAATGGCAGAGGATAACGCACCAAAGGGTGAACTACCAAAGGGTGCAATGTCAGTCCAGGATGCACCAGCAAAAGCGGACGCAATTACAAATGAAACTAAAGGAGATATTAAAATGTCTGATGCAGAAAAAGTGGTTGAGGAAACCACAGAAGAAGCACAGCCAGAAGCACCAGTAATTGATATGGATGCACTCAAGGCTGAACTGAATATGGCTGCCCAAGACGCAGTCAAGAACGCATGGGAAACAGAGGCTGCCGAACGTGGCGGTATCTTGACCGAAGCACCAGCAGTAAAGAAAATAACAAAGATGGGTGGGGATCATGACGGAACAGATTCCTTTATGCACTGGGTCAAAACAGGTGCAGACAATAGTTACACGAAAGCAGCCTTGCAAGAATCAACGGCGACCGAAGGCGGGGTACTTGTCCCGGAAGGCTTACACGAGTCCATTATAGCCAAACGTGATGACCTTAGTATTGCACGTGCAGCAGGTGCAATGGTTATCCAGACAACTAATGACAGCGTGCAAGTACCATCCGAAAATGCAACAGGTGGTTTTGCTTTGACTGCAGAGGAAGGCGCAGTCAACCAGAGTGAGCCAACTTTCACCAGCAATAGCATATCAGTCTACAAATTCACGAACCTAACGAAGGTCAGTGACGAGTTATTGGCTGATGAAAAAAGCAATTTGGAAAGTTTCCTTTCTCAGATGTGGGGCAGATCAGCAGCTGACATAGAAAATGAATATTTTCTTAAGGGAACAGGCTCCAGTCAGCCCAAAGGTGTTTTAGTTGGCGGTACAGCAGCACTGACACTTGATAGCGCAACGACTATTGCAGCCAGCGAAATACCTGAGCTGTTCTACCTTTTGCCAGGAGCGTATGCACAGGAAGGCGACTCAGTAGCTTGGGCAACAAACCAATCTACTCTTGCGGTTATCAGAGGCTTGACAGGGAATGACTTCCTATTCATGCCAACCCCAATGGGCGGTGGAGCAAGTGGGTCAGGACAGGAATTGTGGGGTCAACCCGTTTACACTTCCAGTCAGATACTAGCAATGGCTTCTGGACGTAGCGTGATCGTAGTTGGTAACTGGAAATACTATGGCATTGTAGACCGTAACGAAATTGTCATCAGTCGTAACCCCTATCTCTATCAGGGGAATGGACAAGTCGGGTTCTTCGTCAATATCAGGTTTGGAGGCGATGTCCTTCAGGCGGAAGCGTTCCAATACGCACAAAACGCTTAGTAGTAGGGTTAGTACCAAATAGCCATATAAACGGCTAGAACAGGCGTTTATGGCGCAAATAAGCATAATCTAAGTGGGTGGGGGCAACCCCACCCACAAGATGGAGGAATAAATATGGCAAATGTAAAAATACAAGCACTATGCAGTTTTGGTGGACACGATGCTGGCAGAGATGGCAAACTTGTTGCAATGGGCAAAGGTGATGTGCAGGAAGTTAGCAAAGACTTTGCCAAAGATGTCATCCAAGCTGGTCATGCTATCGAATACAAAAAGAAGAAGGTAAAACATGGCGCTAGTAACGACAGCAATAGTTAAAACTTATCTCGGTGTTAGTAGTTCTGGTGATGATGACTTGCTGGATGATCTGGTGGAGAATGCGCAAAAGATCATTGAAACCTTTACAGGGCGTGTGTTTGATGTAAGCAGTGCGACCGTAAAAAAGTTTGATGCGGTGGCTAATGTTGATGGGCGCAATTTGTACTTTTCTGAAGGCTTGGAATTAGCGGCTGAACCAACATCAGTAACTAATGGTGATGGTACTGCACTGGTTGCGGATACTGACTATATAGTCACCCCTACTAATTCTTATCCATCTTATGGGCTAACCATGTTACAAAGTTCTAGTAATTGGTGGCAAGGGAAAAGCAATGGCGATATGGCTAATGCTATTTCCATCAATGCCAAATGGGGCTATTCAGTTAGTGGTTCTGTACCTAATGACATAGTGCAGGCTGCAACCAGGCTGAGTGCGTTTTTATATAGGCAAAGAGACACAAACAGCGATGCAGACAGACCGCTAATAGTGGATGGTGTCACTATCTTGCCGTCAGCTTTACCGCATGATGTGGAACGCATTCTTATGCCGTATGTGATGAGGGCTTTTTAATGGCTAGTAACTTGCGTGCTGTTACGGATGCAATAACCAATTTGAGTGTTAGTTATACCAATGAGGCTGGCGCAACTGTAACACCTACTGCTAAAGATATAAACCAAGTGCCAACGTCAATTGCATCTGCTGACCTGCCTGCTCGTTTAGTAGGCGTAACAACTGAGGGTGGCAATGTTGACACAATGGAATTTATAGCAGTAACGACCAATGTGGAGTACATGCACACTGTCACAGAGTTGACGCTTATCGAGTCGGTGGGGCTTTCCAGGATGGAAGATGAATTGCCAGATCAACAACGGTATTCAGATGCTATTCTGGGAACGTTAGTTAGCAACAGGGGCATCTATACCAATTCGGATATTCAGAGCGCAACCGCTACTAGAAGCATAGTGAATTTCCCAACTGGAACTGATGAATATTATTACAGTGTCACAACTGAAATAATAGTGCGTGAATTAGCTTAGGAGGCTATATGAGTGAATATATATTGAAACGTAACTTGATCCGTGAGGATGGAGAAGTTGTCAAAGCGGGGCAGCCTTTGCCTGCAGATATAGACGATGATGCTATCGAAATATATCTAAAAAAAGGCATCATAAGAAAAAAGCGGGCACATAAACCTGCACCTAAACAAGAAAATATAGGAGAGTAAATTATGGCTGTATATACTGGAAAGAGTTTGGTCGCAATACTGTTTGGCGATACTTTGACCCATGTGAGGTCGGTAACAGTGAACCACACTATGGACACCGTAGAAAATACTACTGCGTCTGCGTCTGTAAAGACCTATAGCACGACAGTTAAAGACTGGTCTGGAACAATAGAAGTATTACACGATGATGCCACAGACCTGTTCGACGCTGAAATACTGCCTGGTTCGAGTGGTAGTGCGGATATACGTCCCGAAGGTACTGGTAGCGGCAATGTAAAGTTGTCAGGTGACTGTATTGTTACCAGTGTGGACTTTGGCATTCCTTACGATTCTATGGTTGCCGTTTCCATATCTGTACAGGGAAATGGCGCACTTACAATTGGGACTCAGTAGTGGCTAAGTTTATCAATACGGAATTGGATTTGGATGTTGAAATTGTAGCGATCACTCAACGCCAAGCCGTTCCGTACTGGACTGCAATGCAAGAGGCAAATGGGGCAAGTGGCCCAGCGCAGTGGCACGCCATTTTGGAGGCTGCTGTTGAGGGTAAATGGTTTGTTGGTAAGATCGAACCATTAGACTATACACCTGCGCAGGCTAGATGGCTTGCGGAAGAACTTGCATTACATTTGTTAGAGGAAAGCCAGATCCCAAACGCTTAGTGCTGGAGAGTGCCGATGCTGCTGAAGGTGTCGGTGCTTATCCAGCCGAACTCGAAATGGCTTTATTGTGTGAAAGGTGGAATAGCCTGCCTGATGCTGGCGGTGTTTTAGATCAGAAAGTGGGCTTGCTGGCACGCATGACCACAGCATTGAATGTGTTTCGTGCGATAAGAAGTGAGCAAAATAGAGGTGATATGAAATTTTCAGATTGGTCAAGACAATATCCTGACACATGGCGCACTTTGGTCAGGGTTGAAAAACTGAGGAGAGAACAATAATGGCTGGCGCAGCTAGTGTCGATATTGTTGTAAAGGTATTTGACCAGGCATCTAAAGCACTAAAAGACATTGCCAAAGCAAACGGTGATCTGGGCAAAGGTAGCAAAAGCACTGCTGAACAGCTCAAAGGTCTTGGTAAGGCTGCGCTTGGTGTTACTG